CCTTTGAGAAAGGTGTAGCCAAATATATATACCCCTTTGAGAAAGGTGTAGCCAAATATATATACCCCTTTGAGAAAGGTGTAGCCAAATATATATACCCCTTTGAGAAAGGTGTAGCCAAATATACCTTTTTTAACTTTTTATATTATTAAAAAAATAATATAAAAGTACTTCATTAGATAATTAAAATGGGCGACTATAAAATAGAGTTAAGTAATATTAAAAAAATACCTTTTGACAATTATTGTAGTAAAATTGTAACAGATTTAAATGAAGAGTTATATGGTGTTCCTGGAAAACAACATTATCGATTATTATCATATTTTTCTACTTTGTTTAATGATTCAATTATAATTGATATTGGAACACATTATGGACATAATGCATTGTCACTATCTTATAATAAAACAAATACAATTCATTCTTTTGATATAATTGATAAAATAAATAATTTTCAAATCAAAACAAAAGAAAATATAAAATTTCATCATGATAATTTATTTGAAAAAGAAGGACAGGAAAAATGGAAAGATGTAATACTAAAAAGTGCTTTTATATTTTTGGATGTAGACCCACATAATGGAATAATGGAATTAGATTTTTATAATTTTTTAAAAAAAATTAATTATCAAGGGTTTGTAATATGTGATGATATTTGGCATTTTAAAGATATGCGTGATAAATTTTGGTATAAAATACCTTATGAGTATCGTTATGATTTATCTGAGTTTGGACATTTTTCAGGTACAGGTATATTCACATTTAATTCAACTATATCTTTTAACAAAAATGATAATTCAAATTGGACATTAGTTACCGCATATTTTAATTTAACAAAATGTCCTGATGCTAGTAAAGAAATTATTGAACGAAGTCGTGATTTTTATATGAGTCATGCTTTATCCACGCTTTCATTGCCTTATAATTTAGTAATTTATTGTGACAAAGAAAGTTATGATATTATAAAACCTATAAGACCTGATTATTTAAATAATAAGACCAAATATGTTATTCGAGAGTTTGATAGTATTAAATTTAAAAAAAATAATAATGAACTAGGTGATTCTTTTGCGGATTATAGAAATATAATTATAAATAATCGCAGAGCAAAACCATATCATTTTGACAATAGAAACACAGCGAGTTATTACTTGTTTTGTATGTCACGATATATGATGTTAAAAGAAGTAATTACTGAAAATACTTTTAATAGCACACATTTTGGGTGGATCAATTTTTGTATTGAGCGAATGGGTTATACAAATGTAAAGAATTTAGATGAAGCATTAGCAGTAAATAGAAATAAATTTTCTACATGTTATATTGACTACATTCCACAGAGTTTAATAAAAAATACGAATGAATATTTTCAATGGGGTAGATGTAGTATGTGTAGTGGATTTTTTACGGGAAACGCAGAGTATATGTATAAAGTATGTGACTTAATTGAAAATAAATTTTTGGAATATTTAGGTTTAGGTTATGGTCACGCAGATGAACAATTATATAGTCCAGTTTATTTTGAAAATCCTGATTTATTTGACCATTATTACGGTGACTATCATCAAATGATAACTAATTACAAGTATATTTATGAAAATGAATGTGCACCTATACATAATTTTATTAGAAATAGTTTTAATAATAAAGACTTTAAAAAGTGTTTAGAATGTTGCGAAATTGTTTGGAATTCATATTGTTTGAAAAAATGTAATTTTAATGAGGATTATTTGAAACAATTGTGTTACTATTATATGATGTCTAAATATATACCTTTTAAAACTTCGTAAGGAAAGGTATAACCAAATATACCTTTGGGAAAGGTATAACCAAATACACCTTTGGGAAAGGTATAACCAAATTTTAAATATATTTTGCTCAACTTTTGTTAAAAGTTGATTTTGTTAAAAGTTGATTTTTTTAAAAGTTGATTATATTAGATAGATGAACCGAATATTTATTAGTCAACATACAACTCTTTTTGCGACATTATTGTTTGTTGTTATTTTTGTATTAATTCATGTAAATAAACCATCCTTCCTATATAATACAGATGGAAGTATACGCGAATTTGGTGTTGGATATAGAAATAAAACAATTTTACCCTTGTGGTTATTATCCATTGTTTTAGGAATTTTATGCTATTTAGTCATTTTATATTATGTATCCAATCCTAGAATCGGTTTTTAGTGTTTTTATATTTGTATTCAGTAACAAATATAAAAGTGTATTATTTATTTAAGCACTCGCAGTACTAGTAACTGTTTTTTGTTTCTGTTCTTCCTTCAGTTTTTTATAATTTGCTGCTAATATTTCCTGATTGCTTTTACAACCAACACTTGATAGTTTAAACTGGACGAGTGAGCATATTAAAATGCCTGTATAAATATACCACATCCCTTCACCAATATTGTCTCTCTGAACAACTAGTTTTAATAAATCAGTTTTTTTTGTTTCTGCTAATGTTTTGTCAACCCTATATTCATTTTTAAATAAAGGTGTTAACATATTGTCCCAATAATAATTAAAATTAGAAGGAGTGAGTTGGTTGATTAAAATAGACATGTTGCCATATATTTTTAAAACTAAATCACTTACTTGATCATTATTTGATGATGCGCCACCTTTATATATTTTTCCTCCACCACCTAACATATCAACTCTTTCTTTACCAGTATCAAGAGGAGTAGCAGTAGCAATCGGGTTATTAGGAGCACTAGGTTTAAAAGCAGTATCAATTGGGTTAAGAGAAGTATCAATTGGGTTAAGAGCACTAGGGTTATTAGGAGCAGAAGAATCTATATTACCCTTTAATAGTTCAGTAAGAATGGTTTGCGCTGATCCGGAAACAAAATAATAACCATAAACATCTGAAAATGCGCCTTTAATATCAGGATAAGCAACCAATGCTATCATAACAATACCAAAAATTAGCGTCCATGGTACAAATGTATATAAAGCGGATTCTTTCAAATTACTCATAACATTGCCACCACATGAAGTGGTAATTAAATATGAATTTATGAAAAATTGACTAATAATCACTACCAAAAAATAAGCGCCTGTCATCATATAACTGCTACCTGAATCTGTATCAGTTCCATCTTCTGTTTTAGTATAAGGGTCAGGTTTAATTAAAAAATATAAAATTGTTGTTATTATAAAAACAATAAAATTTAAATAAGAATTATTATCCATATATTTATTGTGTATAAATTAATTTAGTTTTTTAAAATTATTTAATATGGACTTTGATGAATTTACTAAACCAACATTAATAGAACCCGGAACCAAATATTTTTTAAATGAGACATTAAAGCAAACTCATATATTTAGGCTAAAATATCAAAATTATATAATCAATATAGGACTTTTTGTGTTCTTTTTGTTAGTTTTAGGAGCAATCTTACTTTATAAATATAAGGGGCGATTAACAGAAGAAGACAAAGCAAAAAAAAATAAGGAAAAACAACAATACATTCTCTCAAAAATAAAGACTTTTCAAGAATCCAAAAGGCGGGCACAACAAGAATTAATTACTGGACTGCCAAATTGGGACTAAATTACACCTTTAAAAAAGGTGTAGCCAAAATAAATTGTCAAGTTTTACTCAAATTTTGCTCCACTTTTAACAAAAGTGGAAAAGTTTTTTTGCTCCACTTTTTTTAAAAGTGGATATATATATGAAAACCTGGCAGGAAGGAATCAATGATTATTATAAATTAAAAAGAGACTATGAATCTTCCATTGACAAGGAAGTTAAAAAATTAGACAAAGGATTAAGCATTCAGGAAAAACGTAAGGAATTTAAAAAGTTAAAACCAAAGTGTATTGATTGCAATCGACCCGTCGGAACAACATTTTCTATTGCATTTAATAAAGAAAAAGACGGTCGCATCTTGTCTGCCGTTTGTGGAGACAAAGTTGACCCATGTAATTTAAATATTAATATTTTTTTGGGATATACAGAAACCTATCCTGAAATTATAAAGGGTTTAGAAAATGATATCAAAAAAATAAAAAATGAGATTATTGTTGATAAAAATAAACTCTTATTTGGGTTTATTACAACGGAACAAGCGCTCGATAATTTTGATAGTTACAGTTCTACCATTAGTGAAAAAACAGAGAGACTTACTTCTGTTTTGGAATTATATTTAAATGAAACCGATAACACTGAAGTGAATGAAACAATTCGCACACTACAGTCTGAAATATATTTGACAATTGGATATATTAAGGATGCCATGACAAGTTACGATAGGACCAATAATAGTCAGTTTGTACAAGATTCTGTAAATATTTTTGTAAATCAATTGACACCAAAAATGACGCAACTGATGAACTTAAAATACAATTATAATAATGTTGAACTGGAGAATGGCGTTTTTAGATTGGTTCAAAAAAAAACAAGTATAGAACAAATTGAATTGACCTATAATGATTCTACTGTTAACAGTTTTGAATATAAAACAATTGCTTATAAGCAAAAATTGACTAAAACCAAAACTGCTAAAAATAGGGATTCTGTTTCTAAAAATAAAACATTAAAGGTTAAACCTGGGTTAACTATTGAAGACTCAGATTATGAAGATGAACAAGAGGTTTATTCTCCTGTGGAAGAAGCAAAATATACAATTACACCGGATGGTTTTGTTGTATGGAAAGACCAAGATTATCAACAACTATGGGACAAATTGAGTCAGCAATTGAAAACTGTTTTAACTGAAAATCCGGCGTGGATGGAAACATCCATGGACCAGTATATTGTAAGTAAAAAAGATGGCAAAGAAATGGTTTTTGTGGAACCGCCAAATTTAATAATACCACCCAATGAATTGCCAGATGGTTCATATGATTTTGGTAATGAATTGTATAATGAATTTTATAATGACCCACGTAATAGTGTTTATAAGACATTTAATCCTAATATGTTGAGAGACGCTATGAATAATGTAGTTGCCAAACAGTTGGGTTTTAAGAAGTTTGTATAATCCACTTTTTCCACTTTTGAAAAAGTGGAGCAAAACTACTCAATGGTTTTGTTTTTTGTTTTTTATATTTTTTCAAAATGGAAATATTATTTGGCTCCACCTTTCTTAAAGGTGGATATTGTATATCATATATACTTAAATACTATTTTATTATAACATATATTATAATAAAATGGCACTAAAACGCTTACAAAAAGAACTAACAGAAATACAAAAGGATACGCCAGAAAATTGTTCTGCTGGACTATGTAATACTGATTTATTTAATTGGGACGCAACTATTATTGGACCCACCGAAACCCCATATGAAGGCGGCATTTTTTATTTGAAAATGTTTTTCCCTGCCGACTATCCATTTAAACCGCCAAAAATAACATTTAATACAAAAATTTATCATCCAAATATAAATAGTAATGGTGATATTTGTTTGGATATTTTAAAGGACCAGTGGAGTCCAGCACTTAGCGTATCAAAGATTCTATTATCTATTTGCTCTCTTTTATCGGACCCGAATCCAAATGACCCATTGTCACCTGAAATAGCAATGTTATACAATCAAAATAAGGAGAAGTTTTTGGCAAATGCGAGGGAGTTTACTTTAAAATATGCGTGCTAATATACTTTTAAGAAAAGTATAGCAAAACCACCTTTTTCACTTTTTTCAACTTCGTAAGAAAGGTGGAGGCAAAATAGAAAATCCATAAACAAAAGTGGAAAGGATAGTTTTGCTCCACTTTTCTTAAAAGTGGATTTAGGCCTGAACCGGCACATTTGCTATTTTGGATTCATCCTTAGGACATGTAACTTCTTCCGGTTCATATTTGAAACAATTATTCGCATCATCTTTAAATAATATTTTTTCTATATTATCCGGACTTGGATAAATATACACTTTTTTTGTATCGGGTCCTAAAATATAAATAAAAAATAGTCCGATTGCTAAACTTACAAAAAATACTGGGAATGAAATATAGTCAAATATCATATAATATACTTTTTTAAAAAAGTATAGCAAAAACTTTTAAAGTATAGCAAAATAGTAAAAAATAAAATTTAAAGTTTTGCTCCACTTTTCTTAAAAGTGGAAAAAGTGGTTTTTGCTATACTTTTCTTAAAAGTATATAAAGTATATATATATGGTAGAATTTGGAAAATTTGTTCATACTCATACAGGAAAGATGTTAATGTCCGTTTTATTAGGATTAGGATTAGCATCTTTATTTAGAGAAGTATGTAAAAATAAACGCTGTATAGAATTTCACGCCCCTCCTTTAGAAGAATTAAAAGACAAAGTATATAAATTTGACAATAAATGTTATGTCTATAAAACAAAACAAACAAAGTGTGATAAAAGTAAAAAAATGGTTCGATTTGCGTAATTATTATAATCAATGAATCTTTATAATAATTATATCATGAGTGATACCACAAGTATTTTAGATTTGCCAACAGACCCAGCGGGCGGAAATAATAATGCCAATGTAAATATTCAAGCATCCGAAATTTCAAAACAAGCGCCTACATCTATGACTTTGGACCAAATGACCATAAATCAAATTGTAAGCGGTCTTCAACAAGCAAGTTCCACTGGCGCAACACAATTGCCATCAAGGGACATTGCTATGACAACAAACAACATAACACAAGATCCTCATATTCAACCAAATTACATTCCACCGCCACCTCAAACGCAAAATCAAATGCTTGACTATACGCAACCAAATGAAGACCCTGATGATATTGTGGAAAATTACAACAGCAATAAAAAATACTCTGAATCATTGGATGACATGTATAGTGAAATACAAACACCACTTTTAATTGCTGCGTTGTATTTTTTGTTTCAATTGCCGTTTTTTAGAAAATACTTATTATCCTATTTTCCCATTTTGTTTTCCATGGACGGCAATTTGAATATTAATGGATTTCTTTTCATGAGCGCGTTGTTTGGAATAATGTTTTATTTATTGAATAAAATAACGGTCCACTTTTAGAAAAGTTATAAAATTAAAATTTTTGTATTTATAATTATATTTAGAATAATTATAAATGTGTGACTGTGACAAAAAGAAGAAAGAAAGTAGCAAGTATGCGATTGGAGGTACAAGCAATAGTGGAAACGGAGGAAACGGAGAATCCTTATGTAATAATGTTAAATTTACTTTACTTGTTACATTGCACTTTAGTAATAAAAAAAGTAAAAAATTTGAAACTACTTTTTTATCAAAATCTCACTCATCAATATGTAATCATCCTAATTCAAAGAATTTTGATAAAGCGTATACAAAAATAATAACTAAGTACAAAAAATCTTTACCTAAAGAAACTTCGCCACCTAAAATAGAAAATATAACAACTCAAGTTACTTGTCAGACAAATCTTACTAGTTGTAGTCAATGTCAGTGTAATATATATGATACGAAATGTGGCGTAAAATCCGGAAAGGGCATAGATTGTTGTGGTAGCAATGGTAATAAATGTACTTGTTATTACAATTACAACTAATAAACCATATATATTTAATCTGTTTTTTCTTTTTCCACTTTTAGAAAAAGTGGATTTAGATAAAAGTATCCTTATCGCAATTAACTGCGAAACATGTTTTATGAAAAGTGTGCTGACCATGATTTTCATATGACGACAAATTATCTTCGGATGCGACCATTGGAAAAAGGACTGCTCGGTTTCCGTCTTTCGTTAGAGTCCAATCCGAACTAAATGGTATCATATTTGTATCATTCATTGACTTATCGGCATAAGTAGTATAATATTTATCAAGCAATACACCTGCCTGTTTTTTTGAAAGCATATACATTTGAGCACCCCATACCTGGTCATGATAATTATGATACTTATACACGGCGTCCATTGAATTTACATAGGAAGTGGATTTTAGTTCAAATCCAGGAATATGTTCATTAATTTTAAACTGTATTAAATAACTCATTAGTAAAACATCCAAATCCAATTCTTTAAAATCCTGGATTATTTTAGGCATAAAACTTTTTAAATCCTTGTGAATGAGTAAATCATCTTCGCAAAAAATACCAAACTCTTTATCACTATTATGGTAAAAATAATGAATCATATCTAGGTGCCCATAGGTGTAAGACCAAACACGCTTTACGTTATCATCCATTTTCCTATTTGCGATTCTTTTGTCATCAAACGGAACTCCTTGATAAAATTTACAATTCAATCCCAATGTATCAAACCTGGATTTCATACTTTCTTTTCTCTCTTTGTTTTTAAATGAAAGGCAATAAAACTCGTAGTTATTTAGTTCCATTATTAATATTTAACTAATGTTAAAATCTTTAAGTTTTTTAGTTATAAATATTTTAATTATTATATTTATAATTAATTATTTTGAATGATACAAACATATGTTAAAAAATTAATAGAAAACTTACCAGATGAGATTACTAAAAAAAAGAAACCACTTATTTTAGATTTGGTTTTAGATGGCGGCGCATTTAATGGAAATTATTTGGTGGGGGCTCTGCATTTTTTAAAAGAAATGGAAAAAAGGGGGTTTGTTAGAATAGATAGAATATCAGGTTGTAGCATAGGTAGTTTTGTAGGACTGTTGTATTTTCTGGATGATTTGGACTGTATGGTAGAACTAAATTCATTGATATTACAAGACTTTAAAACAATTTTTTTGTTTAATAAAATAAAATGTATACTAAATTCTATAAAACATAAATTACCCAAAGATATTTGTAATAAAATAAATGATAAATTATTTATTACTTATAATAATGTCCATACAAAAAAAACGATTAAGAGTAAATATAAAAATACAGACGATATTATTGAAACTATATTAAAATCAAGTTTTATTCCTTTTTGTATCGATGGAAAATTAACATATAAAAACAAATATATTGACGGATTAACTCCATATATTTTTAAACCATGTCAAAATAAAAAAATTGTGTATTTGAATTTATTTAGTTACGATAAGATTGGTTGTATAATAAATGTGAAAAATGAGAGAAATGTATTCAACCGTTTGTTATGTGGATTATTGGATATTCATATTTTTTTTATAAAACAAAGAAAAACAAGTATGTGTAGTTATGTTGATGACTGGAGTATCGTAGATAAAAGTTTACATAATATTAAATTATTAAGTGAAATTATTATAGTATATATTGTAAAAAGCATATTATTTATTAAAAAAATCTTAAATATTGATACCGAAAATAGTTTAGTTTGTAAAATATTATCGAGGATTATTTTTGATGTTTATTCCATTTTATTGGAAAATTATTGTTTATAGTTTATTTTTTCCTTTTTCTACTTGATTTTTTTTTAGACATTGAAAAAATATTGAAAAGACTGCTTTTCTTTTTATTTTTTCTTTTTGTTGTATTTTTTTTAGGTTTATATAATTCAGATTCCTTTTCATCTTCTTTATCTTCTTTCTTACCCTTATTTTCTTCATTGAGGTCATCCTCTTTTTTATTAATTTTATCAGGACGATAATTTAAAAACCATTCTTCATACTCACGTGTTCCTCTTTTATCTTTAAGTTCCTTGTATTTTTTCGCTTTTTCAGTGCGCATTTCCTCTACTGATTCTTGATGACCATAACAAATAATACTGAATCTTTTTAAAAGACCCTTCTGTTTAAGACGATTCTTTTGTTGAACATCAAATAGAAACTGAGACATACACAAAATACGGTCTGTAAAATTTGTATAGTAAGGACGATTTGTATATAAAAATGCCAAATAAAAATTCAACATAGTATCTATTGTGGCAATTTTAATCTTTTTTTTGCTAAACATTAAAACATTATAACTGTGACACGCAATTGGTTTATAAACAAAAGCAATTGTATCAATACCTACTTTAATTTCGTAATGAAGCGGTATTATCTCTCCAATTGGGTCTCTCTTTATAATTTTTACATTTGTAAATCCTTTATCTTTTAATCGTTCTTTAACAATTTCAGCAGTTGTTTGAGGGTCATTTGATATAACATCAAAATCTGCCGTTTTATCCACTTTTTTACGCAAGTGTTTCGGCATGTATTGACTGTATTGTGAAATAGCGTAACCTCCAAAAAATACAACACCTTGATTTATAAAGACATTTTTTACGATTTCGTATATTTCATCCCCCTTTTCTTTATTTTCCATTTTTCGTTGAAACTCCATATAGTTACATTTTTTGTCATCCAGTGGATAATGCTTATTTATTAGCGCCAATCGTTTCATTACTTTTTCCCAACGACTTGTATCTCCTGCGGGGCGACTCAGTTCTAAATACATTGACATGCGAAGATAATTTGGGTCTGTATAAAAAATCCCATTGACGCTTACTGCTTTACTTTTAATTGCTGCGTATAATTCTTTGGGCAAACTTGTAATATCTGCCATGCCCTGAAAATTGGTGAATACTTTATATGTTCCCATATGCTGACCGCTACGCGCTTCAACTTCAGTATATCCGTTTTTATAATAAATATCGGCAAGTTCTTTCGCATCTTCTAAAGCATTGGGAGAGAACATGTCATAATCTGGAATGTCTACCTCCTCATTGTATATTTTATCTTCGTCTGGTAATAAAGCATTAATACTAATTCCTCCATAACAAACAAGACCCTTTTTCTTAATAAAATCTTCAACAATGGATATCATCTCTTTTACTTCGGGAGTATTTACAACGCGTCGAGATATTTTTTCCTGTGCTTTATCAACTTGACTACGTAATATTGCTAATTCACAGTCAGCAAAACTGACTCCCTTTTTACATATTTGTTCTGTCATTTATACTTATTATATAAATATAAATAAAATAAATTTAATCCTTAACTTTTAACTTTTAACTTTTAACTTTTAACTTTTAATGTCAAATAATTTATTTGTAAAAGTTCGTGTTTCATAAGAAAAATCTGGATTTTGTTCAAATATATCTAATTCACCTTTAATCAATTCGGTTGCTTTATCAATATCTTTACTTGCGTCTTCAAATGGTTTAAGATTAAGTTTAAGATTTCTCTCTCTTAGTTCAACTGGTTTTAACACAAAAGCGTGTTTTGCTTCATCAAAATATTGAATGTTTTCTAATAAATAACCATCGGGCAATTGAAATCTCATTGCCACCATTTGACAACCATAACTTCTGGCTAATGCCGCAGAAGGATTATCCGGATTATTCGTTAAATCGGGTAATACAATCGTCATTTGACTTCTATTATGATTTTCTAATTGGTCTGGTTCATAATTATTTAAAATATCAAAAAATCGAAAGGACCACATATTTGGAGAATTGCTTACTAAATTAACAAATTCATAAAAGTCTCTATTTTCGGGTTCCAAATAAGATTTATTTAACCCATCAATAATAATTACAAATTTACCCATTAAACTAGACAACTTAACTTGTCCAAAATTTTGGTTTCGATAATCAAAACTAGAAGTGTTTCCTAATATAACACCTTTTGACTGATAAGCATTTAACTGATTTGCTAATTCTTGATAAACATTGTTATCATTACTTTTAATTCTTAAATGTAAAATAACGGGGTCTGTTTTGTTGGGCGCTGTATCACCAAAACAATTTGTATAAAGAACACTCAATACATCACTAAATTTAACATAATTGTATGTTTCTTTTACATAATAACTGTCATTGGTGGATGTAGCAACAACTGGAACGCCGCTTTCATTATAAATGGCAAAATCAAAACCTCTTACACCCTGACTAGTTATAGATTTTAATACATCTAAACTTACATAATCGTTTTTGTAATTTCCTCCACTACATGCGTTATATGCTGTTAAAATATTATAGTCGCAAAATTTGTTGCTATACGTATTATCAATGGGAATAATATATTCGCTTCTAACAGAATACAAATTTTTCATATTTTTTTCTTCCATCGACTTTAAATTATTTATGTATAAATAGTATATGGTTACTATAAAAACAATAAGTACAACCATTGCAACTGTCATATAAATAACAAAAGTGTCATCCATTTGATTTATTGCTTGTGTTGGATTACTAACAAATTGTTTTGCTTTATTCATTATATTTGACCCAAATTGTTTAAATTTATCGGCATAGGTATTATTTTCCATTATCTAATATATATTATTATTTTTTATAATAATATTTATATTTAAAATATTATTTTGATTTAAAATTTAATAACTATATATAGTAAATATGGCAGGAGGACTATTGAATCTTGTATCAGCAGGACAACAAAACATAATTTTAAATGGAAACCCATCTAAAACATTTTGGAAAGCATCGTATCAAAAATTCACAAACTTTGGATTGCAAAAATTCAGAGTTGACTTTGAAGGGTCTAAAACACTGCGTTTAACAGAAGATTCCACATTCACTTTTAAAGTGCCTAGATATGGCGACTTGTTAATGGATTGTTATTTATCCGTTGAATTACCTCATATATGGTCTCCAATTTATCCGCCTCAACCTATTGATAATCCAGATGGTACAACAGATTATACAAATTGGGCGCCCTATGAATTTAAATGGATCGATAATATTGGCGCTCAAATGATTCGCAGTATTTCAATTACATGTGGAAATCAAAAAATCCAGGAATTTTCGGGTCAGTATTTGTTGGCAATGGTTCAGCGTGACTTTAACGTGGATAAAAAAGCGCTATTTGATAAAATGACGGGGAATGTCCCCGAAATTGTAGACCCCGCAAATTCAGGGACGCGTGTGAATGCTTATCCAAACGCATTTTATACTGAAAACCCGGCAGGTCCCGAACCTTCGATTCGTGGGCGAATATTGTATATTCCTTTAAATGCTTGGTTCAATTTGAAAACACAGATGGCTTTCCCTTTGGTTGCGCTTCAATACAATGAGTTACATATTAATATAACAATGAGACCAATTAATGAACTATTTGTAATACGTGATGTCACAGATTATCAGAATAACTTTCCTTATGTAGCACCCAATTTTAATCAAACTTATGCGCAAATGTATCGGTTTTTACAACCACCTCCGGATGTAGAATTGGGACCCACCTCTTATATTGATACGCGAACTGTTTGGAATTCAGATATTAATTTGAATTGTACTTATTGTTTTCTCTCAAATGATGAACAAAAATTGTTTGCGGCAAATGAACAAAAGTATTTATTTAAACAAGTGAGAGAACAAATATTCTATAATGTTACAGGACCCAATAAAATAGATTTAGTTTCCATGGGATTAGTTTCTAATTGGATGTGGTATTTACAACGCAGTGACGCAAATTTGAGAAACGAATGGTCAAATTATACAAACTGGCCTTATAGTTACATGCCAAGTGACCTGACTTTTGCGCCGACAAATGGTACATATGAGGTCTATAATCCGAGTTCTAAATCGCTCACATTGGGTCCTGGTACAAATCCAACAGGTCTTTTATCAGGTTTGATGATTACCGGTGACTATACTTTGGAGAATCAAAAAGACATTTTGGTGGCACTTGGTATTCTTTTGGATGGACAATATAGAGAGAATATACAACCCGCGGGTGTGTTTAATTATGTAGAAAAATATACGAGGACATCTGGTAACGCACCATCAGGATTGTATTGTTATAATTTCTCTTTAAATACGTCGCCTTATGACCTACAACCATCAGGAGCATTAAATATGAATCGGTTTATAAATATACAAATGGAATTTACTACCATTGTGCCGCCATTGGACCCTTTAGCACAAGTGCTTACAGTTTGTGACCCAGAGACCGGAGATATTATTGGTATTAATAAGAGCACCTGGCGCATTTATGATTATAATTTCAACTTTTATTTGTTTGAAGAGAGAGTAAATGTGGTTACCTTTATTGGTGGAAACTGTGGACTCATGTATGCGACCTAATCAACTTTTCTTACGAAGTTGTAAGAAAAGTTGAGCAAAAAATGTTTTGATTTTTTATATCAAATTGTAAAAAATAGATTTGTATTTGTTACAATTTTGCTCCACTTTTCTTAAAAGTGGAAAAAGTGGATTTTAAAAAGAACTAATTCCTGTTATTCCTTTACCGAGTATTAATCCGTGTATATCGTGAGTGCCTTCGTATGTATTCACGGTTTCAAGATTTACCATATGTCTCATAATATGATACTCATCCGATATACCATTTCCACCTAGCATGTCTCTCGCATTTCTCGCAATATTTAATGCTTTTAAACAATTATTTCTCTTTAAAATCGAAATATTTTCAGCAACCATTAAATTATCATCTATTAATCTACCCACTCTTAAACTTGCTTGAATACCTAAGGTAATCTCACTAAGCATATCTGCTAATTTGATTTGAACAAGTTGATTTGCTGCCAATGGTTTATTAAATTGTTTTCTATCCAAAGTATATTCTCTTGCTCTTAAATAACAATCCTCGGCAGCACCAAGGACTCCCCAAGATATACCATATCTACCATTATTAAGGCACGAAAAAGGTCCTTTCAATCCTTTTATATTTGGCAGCATATTTTCCTTAGGAACAACAACATTATCCATAAAAATCATACCTGTATTTGTGGTTCGTAATGATAATTTACCTTCAATTTTAGGACAAGACAATCCTTTCATATCTTTCTCTAAAATAAACCCTCTTATGTCGCCATTTTCATCTTTCGCCCAAACTAAAAAAATATCAGCAATCGGAGAATTTGTAATCCAATTCTTACTACCATTTAAAATATAATTGTTGTCTTTTAGTACAGCCTTTGTTTTCATTCCAGAAGGGTCGCTTCCATGGTCTGGTTCTGTGAGTCCAAAACAACCAATTAAATTACCCTTTGCTAGTTCAGGTAAGTACTTATTTTTTTGTTTTTCTGACCCAAATTTATATATAGGATACATAACTAAAGAAGATTGAACTCCAATACAACTTCGATAACCACTATCAACTCTTTCAATTTCTCTCATGATTAAACCATAAGAAACATAATTAACTCCGGCACAACCATAACCATGAATTGTTGGACCTAAAAAACCAAGTTTTCCCATTTCCTTCATAATATTTTTATCAAACTTTTCTTTTCTAAAGGATTGAACAACATTGGGTAATAAATAATCTTTTGAAAAATCAGATGCCGTATTCTTTATAGATTTTTCATCATCCGTAAGTTGTTTGTCTAAAAAAAAAGGGTCTTTGTAATCAAATAAACTTCTTGAAATTATTTGATTATATTTGTTGACTTGTGAAAATTTGACTGCTCTTATCATAACTTTTTTATATATACATAATATATGAAGTAACCTTTAAATGATTGAATGATTATAATTATCCTTCAATATATTTTATTAATTCATTGACATTTAAAACACCGATTTATTAAATTGAAGGTTCTATAGGAATTTTGCCTTGATTAGGACAATTCGGGTCTTTATGATGTTTAAATAAATCTGTACGTGTCGGGTTTTTCGCGGCAAATGTTCCTGATGCACTACCACAAGCAGGACATCTAAATACCTTCTCACCCCTAAAAGTTAAAACTTGGACATCATAGGTTCCTTTTGGTTCTGGTTCTGGTTCTGGTGTTGTAGCTGATGCTGATTCTGTTGGTGTTAAAAATGTATAAATGTCCTCTTGTGATTGTGGTTCTGGTAAATCATATGGTTGTTCAATAGTTAATAAATCTATGACTGATGGAAAATGTATTTTAATTTGTTGAATTGACGGATTTAATTGTTTCTCTGATACCGTATTTACAATTATAATTTTTATATCTGGTCGTTTACTAATTATAAATCTTTTCAATTCTGGTATATGCATTAAACCTATTGCTACAATTATACAATTTATTTCTGAATTATTATCAAAAATGGATAATATATCATCACAGTATTTATTATCACATTGACCTTCACCTCTATCACACCGTGTAATACTTGAAAGTTTTATAGGAATTTTAGTTTTTGCGTATTGAGCAATAACATTTGAAGAATAATCATCTGTTTCTAAAATGAGTTTTAGAAATTCTTCTGGTGCTTCTGAATAAAAATATGTTTTATCTTGACCAAACTTATCTATAGCCAAATTAATTATTTCTTTTTGTTTTCTTATAATATTGAAATATTGTGATTTTTCTCTTTTGTCTGTATGAGTTTCACCAATTAATATAATTGTTTTTTTAGAAACATCTAAACTATCTATTTCAGATAATTTTCCACCAATCATTTTTATTTTTTTTCTTGTTTTCTTCTTCTTATATTCCTTTTGTGATATTCTTTTTTTTTTACCATTTTTCAATAATTTATAAAATTGACCCTTTCTTGTTTTTAAATATCTTTTTCTTGTTTTCATAATATAATTATAGAAATAAAACAAATTAAAATTTGCTATTCGCTTTGTTTAATAAATCGTTGAATTTGCTGCCAATGGTCCATCTGTTTTGAACTCACCCGTTGTGGTATATCTATCTGGATACTTGGGCATAAATTGAAGACCTTGTGGTTTATATCTTTGATTGTAAAATTTAGTACCCATGTCAAATTTACTAGTCCAGGTGTCTACTCCAAAATTTGCCTGCGCCGGTTTTTCATTGTCATCGCCGACTCTTTCAAATGATTGATAAGTAGATGTTAAAGGCGAATATGTAGGCGTAACACCTGTTGTCATTTTTCCGGCATCATTGTCTCCTGGGACATCTGGTGTTATTTCATTTTTAGAATTAGTAAAAGGCATACAACCAGGACAGTCAATGTCTGCCATACACTGCTCCCCTGTCTTAGAACATCTGGCAGTGGGTCCGCAAAAATTTTGGCATGTATAAGTAGTGTTTATTGGCATATTAACTGTGCGAGTTGTGTCTTTACTCTCTCCAATAACATTTTCAAATCCCTCTTTTATTTTATAAACTATATAACCATTGTTTGAGAGAACATCGATCCAATAAAATATACCAATGAACAAAATGAGTGTAAGTATTGCTAAAAATGTGTTATTTTTAATTAGATTTATATTTATATTATGAAAACGCATATATTATATAATAATAATAAAACACTGAATAAATAAATATTTTATTTAGAGAGAAAAAGATAAAAGATAAATTCTAAATTAATTATTATTGTATAAATATAATATAGTAATGTCAACAAATACTTTGGATGAATCACCTGATATAAATAAAAAAAAGAATGAAAAAGAGGGGAAAAGTGAAACAGATGAATTCACCTGGGAAAACACGAAAAAATATTTAATATCCGTTGTTTACTTAATAATCATGGTTTTGGGTTATTTTGGGTTAAGTGGTTTTATTTTATATGGATGTAAAGTTGCTCAGGCAAATCTGATGCCTACATCGGCAAATTGCGCACCTTATGAAAAAATAGACCCCACATTTGGTTCTAATGAAACAACCTGTAATATTTTTGAGACCATTTTTGAAGACCCAAAATCAGAAAAGATTTATTTTTCGTATTCAGATAACAAAAAATATAATTTTTTAGATTGGTTAAGAAACGTAAAAATAGGTTCTGAGTCAATTATTACTTATTTAATATATTCTATTGTTGAAACTATATTTGTATTTGATTTTAATTGTTTAAATATTTTTTTAAATTTTCTAAATGGGTTACCAGAATGGCTTGTAATATTATTTGGTCCTATTGTGTTTCTATTTTGCGCATGTATTGTGGTTGGGTTGTCTTCTATTTATTACATTCTTTTATCACTGTTTATGCCGTTTCAGATATTTTTAAAAACAAAGGCAACGTCTTTTAATGAAACAGACATAAAAAATTTCACAATTTTAAATGCTAATTTACAAAAAAGTGGGTATAAATTTGAACAATTGCCTGAAAAATATAAATGGAGAGAAGTTGGTGGTTATGAATGGTGGTTAAGATTATTGTTCGCCTTAATTTTATTATTATTTGCAATGGTTTATTTTGCCATTGCTGCTCCACTATGTGGTTTAATTATGATTCTGTGTTTAATAAGTCTTTTTACTTATATTGGACACATGAAAAATCCAGATGAGGGAGTAAAACAAGTGGGGGTTTTTAAAATTGCGGGGGAAACTTATGGACAATACAAAAGATTAATCGTATTTATATTAACCGTTTTAGTCGTTCTTAGTACTTTTGCTAATTTAGGAACAGTTACAGGAGTTATCTCTATTATAACAGTTATTTCAATTTATTTTGGATGGGTTCCAATTAAAGTTTTTGAAAAATTTGATTATGAAAACTTGGATAGACCTGTGGATGATACACAAACAGAAAAAACATGTTCTATGTCAGATGTTGAAATAAAGGTGAAGGGTTTAATACCTGATTATAAAATTTTTGGCAGTTCTTTATTTGACTGGTTCTGGAATTGGAAAATTCCTGTTAGTAATGTTAAAGGTAAAGGTAAAAGTGCTACGTCTGCTCCTAGTGTAAGTGGTTCTGGTGCTGGTGCTAGTAATGCTACTACTAGTGCTACTGATGCTTCTGCTACTGATATTCCTGCTACTACTAGTGCTACTGATGCTTCTGCTACTGATATTCCTGCTACTACTAGTGCTACTGATGCTGCTGCTACTGATGCTTCTGCTACTGTTAATGCTGCTACTGCTCCTGATATTCCTGCTACTGCTCCTGATATTCCTGCTACTAATGCTACTGTTAATAATGCTTCTGTTCCTGTTACTACTACTACTGATACTAATGCTAGTCCTCCAACTTATGAAGAGGCAACAACTAGACCAGAAAAAAAAATAGACGTCCAAAAGGGTGGCAAAAAAATAAAAAACAAATCATTATCAAAATATAAAAACAAATACAATGTTTTGAATTATAAATAAAAATAAAATAATGAATAACAATTTAAACGAATAAATTATTATTTTATAAAATGTCTTCTAAAAATAAAAATATAACTGTTCCTTTGGTAAGTATTTGTACGCCGACTTTTAATCGCCGCCCTTTTTTTCAATATATAATTAAATGTTTTGAAAATCAAACTTATCCGGCAGAGAGAATGGAATGGATTATTATTGATGACGGAACTGATAAAATTGAAGATATTATTCTCTCTACCAATGATAAAAGAATCAAATATTTTAAATATGTCGACAAAATGACACTAGGTAAAAAGCGCAATTTATGCCATGAAAAGTGTAAGGGTGATATTATCGTATACATGGACGACGACGACTACTATCCACCGGAAAGAGTGAGGCATGCTGTTGAAACATTACAGAAAAATCCGCAGGCATTGTGTGCTGGGTCAAGTGAAATGTATTTTTACTTTAAACACATTCAAAAAATGTATACCTTTGGTCCCTATGGTCCAAATCATGCGACAGCGGCAACTTTTGCGTTCCGAAAAGAGTTATTATTGCAAACCAGTTTTGATGAGACGGCATCCGTTGCCGAAGAGAAAAAATTCTTAAAGGGATACACGATTCCTTTTGTTCAATTGGATTCTAAAAAAAGTATATTGGTCTTCTCTCATATTCACAATTCTTATGATAAAAAAACAATGTTGGAAACCCAAAGTAATTATATTCGTGAATCCAAAGTAAAAGTGGAAGAGATTGTTAAGGAATCAAATATGCGTAAATTTTTTATGGAAGACATTGATAGTATATTAGAATTGTATGAACCAGGTAAATTGAAAAATAAACCAGATGTAATTGAACATATGGAGAAGATAAAGAGAGAAAGGGAAGCGGCAATCAAGAAAAATGCGGAAGATATGGAAAAGGTTGAAGCGTATAATAAAATGGTAAATCAAAGTCAAAATCAAATTAATAATAACAAATACGAGAGAAAAATAAATGACATGATGATTCTTATTCAGGAGTTAACAAAGGAAAATAGTTTGTTAAAAGATCGAATTAAACAGTTGGAAAATAAATAAAATTTTAATCAATAAATATTTAGTCAATAATTATTTAATCAATAAATATTTAAGAAATTGATTTAAAGCGTAGTCACATTACTATTGTATATATACGTATTATATACCATGGATTACGAGCACGATTACATTTCTGAGACTAAATCTGATACCACCGAGAATGAGCTTAATAAGATTAAGAGACTAGACAAGAGATATTATAGTTATAACAAGAAGGTCTTTAACGATAAAAAGAAGCGCTTTCAAAAATATACGATTGAATTGTATGCCACTGGTGATATTGGGTCGCGAATTAAAAATGCTGTTACCGGGATGTATTATGGACGTGATGATATTGTTGGTTCTAAAAATGAAACCAAGTATTTTAGCGTTAAGGATGTTACTTGGCAACTAGCGCAGAAACCATTGTTGTTTTATTATGATTCGGAGGCACAGTATCATAAGCATCGTAATCCTATCAACTTTTAAGAAAAGTTGAGCAAAAATTTGAGTTTACACTTTTAAGAAAAGTGGAGCAAAAAGCAAAATAATTCATTAAATAAATAAATATCTATTTGGGTATTTATTTATTATTACACATTTTCTTACAAACTATAAAAAAGTTTATTTTATTATAAATTCTTGTAAACCAGTTCCAAAAAATAATACTTTGTAAACTGTTCTATTTTTACTTTTATCGTAAAAACTGTATTTAATTGTTCCAAATGTAGAAGTTTTTTTTGTTTCGTTACCTAATAAGTCTGTATATTTATATTCAATTACATCAAAAACCGGATGAAAATCAACCATATCCCTCAAATTAAAGGGATATTTTTTTATAATTTCTGGCAACCCACTTATAATTGATTCGTTATAAACTCCAAGTGTTATACCCTTACTACCATATTGCCTTGATAATTTCTTCGATAAATGTGGATTTATTATTTTTGCTCAACTTTTCTTAAAAGTTGATTTATTCCTCAATATCAGCGTCTATATTTATATTTGTGTCTAAAATATCTTCTTCATCTATTTCCTTTTCATCTTCACCCTGAGCATTTTCTTTTGTATATTTATCTAAATATCTATAAATACGATTAATATCCAATTTTGTTATATCATTGTTTTCAAATAAAGACAATAACTGGTTATCATCATATTTATTTTTGAGTTCCATGAAAAAAGAAAGAAGATCTTTTTTATCCATTCCTAATTCTTGACATAAATTTTGAATAAAGAGAGAATTATTGTACTCTGTTGAGTATTTAGTTAGGACTTTTGTAAAACGAATGTCATTATCCACTTTTTCCACTTTATCCACTTTTGGGAAAAGTGGAGCAAAAGGTTGGTTTTCATTATGAATTATTTTTGTTTTATTTTGTTTAATATTTTGCTTAATATTTTGATCATTATTTTGCTCCACTTTTAAAAAAAGTGGAGGATTATGAAACTCCTTATTATTTTTAAAGGTCTTAATCAAAGAACTCATTTCATTAAACTGCCAAATCTGTTTTTGAAATGTAATCCTGTCTATATAATCTGAAAAACAAATGTTATCCAATTGATTCAAATAAAAAGGAATGGAGTCTTTTTTGTCCGCTTTTTCAATAGTATCAATTATATTTTCATGCCACAATAATCCAACAATTGTTCTATCTGTCTCATTCATAATGGTTAAATGGTCTTTCATTGTAAAAGGTTGAGAGAGTAACTTACCTGTTATTTTTTTAGTATCTTCATTATATGACTTTAAATGAAAAATATTCTTTATAATTTCACTATTAAAAATATCAGGTTTCTTTAAATAAATATTATGTATGTTTATTAATTTTCTCAAATCTCCTTGAACATAATCAACAAATTTGGTTTTGACATTTAGATCTATATCGGGTATTAAATTGTCAACAATGTTTGTAATTTGAATATTTGTCGGTGTTTTTAGTTCAATTGTATTACAAACCTTAATTAACTCCTTTATTTTTTTATCTACATGATGATTCCCTATACAAATAATTGGATTCATTGTTATTTCCTCTAACTTCTGTTTTTTTGTTTTTTTAGGTCGTATTAATTTTATTAAAGTATTAATACCTCCTTTGTCGCCATTGTTCATGCCATCAATTTCGTCCATTATGATTGCGATTTTTTTAATGTTATTATTAAACATGCTCATAATGTTTTTATCCGACATGTTGTGTTTTGTAATTGTATCTATAATTGACTTGTTACGAATATCACCTGCGTCATATTTAATCACATCATAATTCATTTCTTTTAAAATGTTTGTAATAAATGACGATTTTCCTGACCCTGGGTCTCCATATATGTAAATACCTTTTTTGAACAATAAATTATTCTTGTTTAGTTCAAAATTAGTTAAAATAGTTTTAATATTAGACACGATTTCTTCTCTCTGTAATATTTTATTTAAGTCTATTTTGTCCATTATATAGATTAATGATTATTCTTTTAAACCCTTGATTTAAAAGAATTATTTTATTTAGAAATATATTTTATTTTATTTATAGTATTTATAAATGCCTGGTACTCTTACAATTACTCTTACAAAAAGTTTGATGGAGACTGTCCCTAATACAATGCCTGGTTCTCTCACTGCTATTGATGGCGGTCCTAATTATACTCTTACTTCTGATAATGGTACAACCGCAGTTTACACTTCAGACTCATTTTCAGCTATTGCTAGTGGTAGACTTGGTGCGCTTTTTACTAGTGCTGGTTTTGGCACAAATTCCTTACAAGGTATCACACTAATTGTTGGAACTGGGGCGTTTGAAATGACTAGTCAATATTATTTAGGTGGTTATGGTGGTGTCAATAATTTAACTACCCTTGATTTTTCGGCTCTAACTATGACGGCAATTCCTTATGGTATGTTTTGGGAAGGTTGTGCCGCATTAACAACAGTATTGTGGCCTCAGGGATTAATAACTATAAATGAACAAAGTTTTAATCAATGTAATTCTTTGTTAAATATTACAATTCCTAATACTGTTACAACTATTCTTGGGAGGAATGGTGATAGTCCATTTTTTACCAATGCTGGATTTTCAAACGCAGTGACATACACAATAAATAGTAATGTAACAAATATTGCTGGTGGTTTATCTAATGGTATAAATTCTGCCATAGGTTCATATACTCCTCAATCAAACGTAGTATTAAAAACAGATAGCATTACTTCTACTGCTTATACCTATTTTGGAACTAATTATTCAGGTGCTACTAGAGAAATTGTTGCTGCTCCTACAGCTACAACTGTTTCACCAAGTTCAGGCAGTAAAGATGGAGGAACCACAGTAACTATAACAGGTACTGGTTTTGAAGCAGCAAGTGTAACAGGAGTTACTTTTGGTGGTACTGCTGCTACATCACTTGTTATAACAGCTACAACAATAACCTGTGTAACACCTGCTCATGCTGCTGGTACTGTAAATGTTGTTGTTCAATCTCCATTTGGTAACGCAACTATTACAAACGGGTTTACCTATTATATTACTTGTTTCAAAGAGGGTTCAAAAATTCTTACTGATACAGGATATAAACTTGTTCAGGACTTAAGAAACGGTGACCTAGTTAAGACTGTTTCTTCTGGTTTCAAAAAGATTCAGTATATTGGTTATTCTAAAATGTATCATAACGCGAATGATATTCGCTCCAAGGATAAATTATACAGATGCTCTACATCTGAATACCCTGAGTTGACCGAAGATTTGGTTATAACTGGTTGCCATTCGATTTTGATTAAGAATTTCAAAGACCATGAACAAATAGAAAAGACCCAGGAAGTTCTTGGTAAAATTTATATTACTGAGACCTATTACAGACTGCCCGCATGTGTTGATGATAGAACCAAAATATTTGAGGAGGAAGGTGTTCATACTATTTGGCACTTTTCTTTGGAAAACAGTGATTATTACATGAACTATGGTGTTTATGCGAATGGTCTCTTGGTTGAAACAACCAGTAACAGAATGATGGTTGAGTTGTCTGGTATGACTTTGGTATAAATCCACTTTTTACAACTTCGTAAGAAAAGGTGGAGCCAAAAATTAAAATATAAATCCACTTTTTCATTACTTCGTAAGAAAAGGTGGAGCAAAACCAAAATATAAATATTTATTTATTTAATTGTATAAATATTTATAAAGTTATTATTTAGAAGAACAAAGATTATCCACACCATAAGTGACTCCATCCCATGATATACCACAACCATTTGCCCATTCACGCTTTTTACATAATCCATCAGAACCCAAATATTGAGAATCATTTGGATTAAAATCGGCAGAACATGTGCCGAGGTTTTGAACATTTTTACAAATTATATTACCAGACGGGTCGGTTTCTGCTTTCCACCAGTCTGGACATTGTGGAACGATTGGAGGCCAATTGTCTTTTTTAGTATTGTATAACATTAAACTAATAAATGAAAGTGCTAAAAGTAAAACAATTGCAGCAATTAATAATAGTGTTTTTTGAAATGATGCCATATATAATAAACTTTTAAAAAAAGTTTAGCAAAAATATTTGAAAATGTGGTTTTAAATTTAGCAAAATACAGTCTGGATATTTTTTTAAAAGTTTATAATATAGTAATGAATAGAACAACCAATGGAAGAGTAGATATAAAAACACCCAACACTTCAAAATTATTTCAAATGTATGACAAAATACCCGCACATCAGTGCTCCTCTTATAGAAATCCCACTGAAGGTTTATGGGATGAAACGACCCTATCTAACCTTTTTTTCTCTCATCAAAATATAAAAATAATACAAAATGGCATACGAGCAGGAGTTTATAAAAAATCAAGAGGGCAGCATATTATAGGCGAGCAAGACTGTGACTCTTTAAAAATAATCATGCGCAGTGTTTACTTACAAAACTCGGCAAATCAACCAACCCATATTACTCAACAAATTGAGGCGCTTAACCAACTTGTTTTAGACTATTCGATTCAGCAAGTTTATAGTGAGGTTCAGGGTTATGTTAAATATATTAGTGATGTTAGCACATTAGCAGTGCCGATTGCTCACCCAATTACTACAAATGATACGGATAGGCAACTATTATTGAAACCGTGGTTCTAAATCTCCACTTTTAGAAAAAGTGGAGCAAAATTGTTTCAACTTTTGCTAAACTTTTTTTAAAAGTTTATATAATAAGTATGACGCATTTATCGGATTTAAAAATGACATATTTTGAGCATTTATGGGGAGCAATGGGTTATTCTGTTCAAGCATTTAGCGCTGGATTTGTATTTATGTTACATGGTATTTTTCCCGAGTGTTGTGTATACACGGGTTCAAATATCATTGATGCTTTAAACAATAAGGTTCAAACAAAAAAAAGTATAAATGTATAATAAGGTATAACAAATGAAAATTCCAATTCGCTATTTACCCAAAAAGTTAACAAGAAGTGACAAAAAAAAGCAATTGAATATGTTATTAAAGTCGAAAAAAATGTACAAGCAACATAAATATTATACACGCAAAAATGTGGCGTCTTATAAAAATAAAAAATCGAGTCATTTATCCGACGCAAGTAGAATTTATAATATCAAAAATATAACACCAAATCAGGAATTAGCGCAAAAAACGGGATGTAAATTGTCCGCGTTAAAACAAATTGTTAAAAAAGGTCAAGGCGCCTATTTTTCATCGGGGTCAAGACCAAATCAAACGGCACAATCATGGGGACTCGCGCGTTTAGCAAGTTCATTAACTGCCGGAAAAGCGGCCGCCGTTGACTTTGATATCATAAGCAAAGGATGCAAGCATAATAAAAAGGCATATATTTTAGCAAGTAAATCGAGAAAAAAATATGGATATGGACATTCAAAAACCAAATCGGTTTCAATTAACTAATAAAAAAATAGAAAAAAACTAAATTAGTTTAAAACATAAATATATACTATAAAATAATTATATAAAATGGATAATATTTATGTTCAATATTCAAATTATGTAGAAAATATATGTCTCACAAAGAATTTGTCTAATTTTAAGAATAATTCTAATTATACATACATGCTTGAACATGTATCAAAAGACCAAGGTAAAGAGTATTTAGAATTAATTTTATCAAAAACAAATATAACAGAATTTGAAATCATAGAATTTTGTGCTAAAAATGATTCATTAGGTAATCCTTTCAAAGAAGTATATAATGGTTATTTATCAAATATTTCAGTATCACCAACCAGTTTAAGATACATATATCATACGCATTTAATTCTTACACATATTAAACTTACTAATAAACTAAACACAGATATAATAGAAGTAGGAGGTGGATATGGGGGTCTTTGTTTGGCAATGTATCATTTTGCTCCAAAATATCAGGTTAATATAAAATCTTATAAAATTTGTGATTTGAATGTTATTATTTCTTTACAAAAACTATATTTAAATATTGTTGAACCATCATTACAAGTTGAATTTATTGATGCAATTAATTATGGTGAAAATATTAACTCAAATGATTTATTTTTAATTAGTAATTACTGTTTCAGTGAAATTTCTAAAGAAAAACAAGATTCTTATATAAAAAAACTTTTTCCCAAAGTTTCACATGGTTTTATTGCTTGGAATATGATTCCAGTATATAATTTTGGTTTTTATACTCGTGTTGAACCAGAAGTTCCATATACGGGAAATCCAATGAACCGGTATGTGTATTTTTAAATGTAAATAACTAAACTCTTAACTTTTTCTTACAAAGTGGATTTATTTTGCTCCAACAACCTTTTTTACCTTGTTAACAACAACCTTTTTCTTAGATATTTTAATCTCATCCTCATCTTCACCCATCATCATTCTCTTGCGTTCTTCTAAATATACTGTATATTCCTTCTTTAAATTATTTAATTCACCTGACCACATTTGATTTGGACTTGTATTTTTAACTGTTTCCAATTCTGCTGACTTGTTTTCCTGTTCCTTAAAGATCTTTTGAACATTTTCTTCCGTGACACTGTCCATGGGCAACTTGACCAAATATTTATATTCTTCATCTTCATCTATCATGTTATAACCCTTACTCTTTAGCATTTCTGAAACCTGCGCCTTGCTCTTTTTTCTCAAATCAATTGTGCCCTCCAAATTTTCCTTAATATAACGCGCCTTATTTGACAATAGGACCAATTCTTTTGTCAAAGCATCAATCATGAAATCCTTTCTAGTCTGATACATCTCATATCTTGTAACAAAATAGTCATCAATAATTGATTCAACGGTTTCATACTTTTTCAATTTATCTTTTGCGTCAAACAAACGCATATTTGTATTTGTATTTGTAGTAATCAGTTTCAGTAATTTCTCCAAACCATTGCAGTTATTGTCACAATTCGTCGCTTCGAGTTCTTCCAACTTACCCTTTGGAAATGTAATCGTAAAATCCACTGTTGTGTCGCGACTCATATCATCATAATCTTTAATAGACGGCGCCTGTTTTTTTCCATCTTTAGATACATTCGTCGGTTCAATTAACTCCTCTAACAGTTCTTTGAAATTCTCTGTCCATAATCCAATCGGTAATTCAGTAACTCTAATTTTATCTGCTGCCAATTTTTCATACTTGCCTTTAATCAAAAACTTGCTCTCGTTTATTTTTTCAATCGAACCACCAAACCCCTCGTAATATGGTAAGAAGTCTGTCGTATTAACAAACGCTGCGTCGCCTAGTTTCGAAAGCAAATAGTCAATGATTTGAATTGGATTGTAACACATGACATCCGTGCTAAAACCAGTTCCAATACCTTTTGACCCATTCACTAAAATCATCGGAATAATTGGCGCGTAAAAGATGGGTTCAACGAATGTGCCATCGTCATTCAAATATTTCAAAATATTATCATCCACTGCCGGAAAGATGGTGCGAGTTATTTTTTCCAATCGCGTGAATATATATCTTTCAGATGCCGCATCATCACCGCCTTGAATTCTCGTGCCAAATTGTCCAGATGGGAATAACAAATTGATATTATTCGCACCCACGAAATTCTGCGCCAGTCCTTTGATTGCTTGATTCAAACTTGCTTCGCCATGATGATAACACGAATGCTCCGAAACATAACCCGAAAACTGTGCCACTTTTATCTCCGAATTTAAATTCTTTTTAAACGCGGCAAATATGATTTTACGCAATGATATTTTGAGTCCATCCATCAAATTAGGAATACTGCGGTCACAATCATATTTTGAGAAATGGATTAACTCCTTGTTAATAAAGTCTTCATAAGAAACGGTTAAATTGTTTGTATTCAAGAATGTTTCGCGACTATATTCTTCCAACCATGACTTTCTATCGTCTGCGCGTTTCTTATTGAAAACCATATCGATTGAATCGTCGCTGACTTTTCCATTATGCTCAAAACCAACAATCTTTTTTTGCTTGAAATACTCTTTGAATTCTTTACCTGTACTCGTTCCTAATCCTTTGTAATATTTGATTGTCCAACCTTTATTATTATTACTCGTTTTCCATTCTTCATATTCACCATCATTGTAAAACATTAACTCTTGTGCGCCCTTTCTCGCCTTCAAAATAGGTGTGTTCATGAACCCAATAAATCCAGGAATTTCCGCAAGACTTGACCATTCGGATTGAAACAAGTTAATACCTAGACCCTTAATATGAGAACCATCTAAATCTTGGTCTGTCATGAATAAAACCTTACCATAACGCAGGTTACTCGCTACATCCTGTAACGACTCGTATTTTTTACCAATTTCAAGACCCAGAATCTTCTTGATTTCGGCAATTTCCTTATTTTCCGAAATCTTTTTAACTGCTTCTCCGCGCACATTTAGAATCTTTCCCTTCATCGGATAAACACCAATTATATTTCTATCTTCCGATGACAAACCTGAAACAATACCTGATTTTGCTGAGTCGCCCTCACAAAATATAATCGTACATTCACTTGACTTCTCTGTTCCTGCCCAGTTCGCATCAATCAACTTTGGAATACCGCGAATATTCTTCGTCTTTGTGCCGTCCGTTTTTTTGGCGGCCTTGTTTTCCTTCACTTCTGTAATAGCACATGCCGCGTCCATAACGCCCATCTTTGCCAACTTTTCAATAAACTTGTCGCTTACATCACACTTGGAACCGAATTTGGTTGATGGTGTATTCATATAGTCCTTCGTTTGACTGTCAAATGCCGGGTTTTCAATGTCACAACGAATAAACAAGATGAGTTGCTCTTTAATTGAATTCGGATTCACTTTTACTTTTTTCTTTTTCTCAATAAACTCCACTAATTTTCGGGTAATTTGATTCAATATATACTCCACATGCTTGCCGCCTTTTGCAGTATGAATACCATTTACAAAAGATACTTGTTGAAACTCATTTGTTGGTGTAAGCGCCGCTGCGTATTCCCATCGTTGACCATAGTCTTCATACACTCTAGGCGACACATCTTTGTTGCCAATATATAAGTCAATGTATTGCTGGAAATTTTTAATCGGAACCAATGCTGAATTGTATTTTACCTTTAAATTCTTGTCAGTTACTGCTGCTATGTCATAGACACGCTTTCTTAAAAGCGCAATTAAATCGGGCGTTAGACCGTCAATTCCAAGACGCTTATAGTCAGGTTTAAAAGTAATCTTGGTATAAGGTTTATTCTTACACTTGGTAATCGATGGTTTACAAATCTCGTCCAAATTAGTTTTGAATTCTTGTCTATATTTGAGACCACGAATGTGGTCAATTGTTTCAACTGAACCATAAGTAGACCATATCAGAACTAATTTGAATCCAAAACCATTCTTTCCACCGACAATTTTCTTTTCATCTTTGTTGTAATTGGTTGATGTTCTTAAGTGCCCAAAAATCAATTCAGGAATCCATATTTTATACTCAGGATGCTCAGCAACATCAATACCATTTCCATCATTTGTCATTGTAATCGTTCCATCGTCTTCAATTGTAATGTCGATGTTTGTAACAGGTAACGCATTTTCTTGACCGTTCGTTGTTGCTTGAAGCATTCTGACAACATGGTCCCGGCAATTTACAACACCTTCATCAAATAACTTGAATAGACCTGGAATATAACGAATTGTTTTTTCGATTATTTTTGAATTGTCCTCATTTAAAATCCACTGAATTGAATCAATTTCTTCAACGGAACCAATATAGGTATCTGGATTATCCAGAATATGCTGCTTATCAGTCTTTTGCTGATACTTATTAGATAAATTTGCGTCTTCAGAACTCATTGTATTTTACTTATTATGTAATAGACTATTTGCTTTAAATCTTTTTCAATTTTTTCCACTTTTTCCACTTTTTAAAAAAGTGGAGCAAAAACTTTAGGACAATATTAGAAAGTTATAAGTAGTTTTTTGCTCCACTTTTTTTAAAAGTGGAAATTTAGGAGGTTTTGCTCCACTTTTTTTAAAAGTGGAATATATGGCGCCATATTACGGATTACATAAAACAAATCAAAAAAACAACATTAATAATTTATTAAAATGCCAACAGACTTTTTACAATGTAAACAACACAGAAAACAATGGTTTAGGTGCTGAGGCAATTCGTAATTGTAGAGGTTCTATATACAATACAAACAATGGATTATTTGATATAAACGCACTTAAATTAGAAGCATATAATTCAAATAGTTCATGTTGTCCTAGAAATGAATATGAAGGGAAATTGTTTACATCACAATCGAGGACATCAAATCGATCTGCTTTACAAAGGACTTCAAATTATTTACAGAGTGCTCGCGGTGGAAAACCTGCTTTTGTGAATATTAATATTGAACAACCCTTTAATGTGAATTATTTAGGAAGAGTTCAAGGACAGTTGGGCGGAAGTGGCGCACCACCTAGAAATAGATTCTAATCAACTTTTTAAAAAAAAGTTGAGCAAAAACCTCTAATTTTGTTTTTATTTTAGGAGGTTTTATGAACTTTTCAAAATTTGATTTTAGGAAAATGGGTTTGTTTTGCTCCACTTTTTCAAAAGTGGAAAAAGAGTCAAATATAAACTAAATAAAAACAAATTAGGGGTTTTGCTCCACTTTTTCCTAAAAGTTGATTTTATTTTCTCATTTAAATCTATAATGACTCGTTTTACTAGAACAGCAAATGGAAAATGTGTAGTGAGTGGAAAAACATTTGATATGTTGATTGGAACGCGCGCCCAAGTTTGGCACGGAACCGCATACAAAACTTCAGGTGGTCTTACCAAGTCCAATATTATGAAGAATAAATCGGGACGCATTGTCTCCAAATCCAAATACACGAGTGCCAAAAGAGAGAACCGTCTTGTTAAAGCAGGTTATGGAACCAAGAAGGGTAAGTTTGGTTTTGTTAAGTTGAATGGAACCTCTAAGAGAGGACGAAAAAGTAGAGGAAAGAAGAGAAAAGGCATGAGAGGTGGTAACGGAACTAATTATGCTTTGAGTCCTACTGATTATAAGGGTCAAGGAACAGGTCTAGGACCTAGTACAGCAGTTCAATTTGCTGCCGGTGCTGGAAATTAATTAATATTTTTGTAGTATTTAGTATTTAGTATAGTATTTAATATTTTTTGTTTGTTTAAATTCATAAAATATTAAATTAGTTTAGGGTATATGAGCGTAATTAGTGGAATCAGTCGTGTTCGAAGTCATAAAGCGCACAGTTTTTATTATATTCAACCTACAAATCCAAATGATACTATTAGTCGTGGATTAGTTCTAGATTTGTTTGGTTCAAATGAGAAAAAAGTTGGAAATATAATAATTAATGGTTTTGAAAATTATATTGGAGAGAAATGTATTCATCAGGCAACCATGTCATTCTTTTTGGATAATGGGTCTTTGAATTTCATTATTAATTATAATACAATTAAGGATGCTTTAGGAAAAACAACATATCCAAATCGAATTGTTACAAGGGACCAAAATGGTCGTAATTTATTGATTGTTATTAAAGAGAAGGAGAGAGAAGAGGATAAAGAATTAAAAGAACCTTCAAGAATTGAGATCATACTTCAACATATCTAAATCCACTTTTAAAAAAAGTGGAGCAAAAAGTTATGCGCAGCGAAGACCAAAAAGTGGAGAAAAATTCTATTTATTTTATATATTTTTTAGTTTTTATTTTTCCCTTTTTTAAAATTTTAGTTTTCCTTTTTTTTAAAGTGGTTTTATTAAACTTTTTTCTTTTTTTAGTTTTTCTTTTTTTTCCACCTGATATACTACAACTACCAGTTGTTTCACATGGTACTGGTACTGGTTCTGGTTCTGGATTTTTATAACATTTTATTTTAATTATTAATTGAAGTAAACCACTATTATAAATAGTTATAAAATTATCTATAAAACGGTCTTGTCTTACAACATCATGATTTCTAATAATCTCTAAACCATAATACTCATATGCTGTTAAATTAGCATTTAATTTAATATTATATCTAAGCATTTCTATTAATATATTAAATCTTAAATAGATTGATTTCATTGTTTCGTTATTATCATTTAACACTAATGTTTGTAATGCTCCTGGATTTGCTGAGTGAGGATGACTACCATGATGACCACCATAAATATTAAATTTTATTTCCCATAAATCTGGATCTTCACAAAAATCATGGTTACTGTGTGTGATTCTTCGTATATTACCTGGAATCCATCCTTGTATGGATTGTTTTAGTTCTAATAATGTGGTTTCTGGAGTAAACCCGTTTTTATTAAGTGTAAAATTTTCAATGTAATTACTATAATTATTTCTGTCTCCGAACAAAACTTTTACGTTCATGTAATTTGTATTTGGGTCTGATTGATTCATTAGACATGTTTTTTGTTGTGCTACACGAGCAAACTCATATAGTGGTCCATCTGGAATATGAATTATTTCGTTTGTTTCATAATCTATACAATTTTCATCATAAACAATAGCATTTAAATCAGGTACTTCTTCAACAACTTCTTCAACGAGTGCTCCTTCTCCTTGTGCTCCTTCTAATTGTGCTTGAATATTTGCTGCGTCGGCACCCTGTGCTGCTCTATTTTGTCTTTTTTGTGTTATTACTTGTTGTATATCTGGAGATAGTTGTTCAATATCTGTTTCACTCATATCTACTGAACAAGTTGGACATTTATCAAAATTCAATAAATTTGCTTGTGAGTTAATCCATAAATTAATACAATTTTCATGAAATTCATGACCACAAGATTGACCTTTTTTTTCTAAACGTATTATTTTTTGACCATCACCATCATTCAAAGGCATATAACATATAGCACAGTCATCTCCTTCTACTTCTGCTTCTGCTACTTCTGCTTCTGCTTGTGCTTGTTTTTTATTTGATTCTAAAATTGGTGGTTCTTCTTCTCTTCCTTTTCTTTTTCGACTCATTATTCTTATATTATAATTCCCTAAATAAATTTAATTTAATTAGGGACAATTGTAAACTTTTCTTTACACGTTTTTCATTTCATAATTCTTTTTTTGTTTTTCTCTTTTTTAAAACCTTTGTTTTTCTCTTTTTTAAAGCGAATTTATTAACCTTTTTTCTTTTTATTGTTTTTCTTTTATTTTTTCCACCTGCTATAATACAGAAACCATTAGGGACACATGATACTTCTTCTGGTAGTGATTCTTCTTCTAGTTCTGGTTCTGGTTTTGGTTCTATATCACCAATTGTTTTAAGACGAACTTGTATTACTAAATTAGGTCTTTTAAATTGATTATATTCATTTAAATCAGTTTTCGTTTTTGGAACAGAATTATTTATATCACGATTATTAGCATCCCTTACTTTATCAGATTCTACGTCAAATATAATATCTTGTATCTTTTTTAAATCTTTTATTCTATAAATAGCTAATGGAAAAATATAATCTTTCACTTCTTCTTGACCTGTGAATTCATTTATTTTTATACCAGTATATTCTAATACAGAAACATTTGTATTATAATTAAAATTATTATGATTTGGATTCATTAAACCTTTATTGTTTTTTTCGTATTTTGGGTCTTCTTGCGAGTTTCTTGCTAAATCAAATAATGGCTTTATAAACGTTATAGGAATATCTTTATCTTTTGAAGATTCCGCCCATATTTGTAATTTTTGATAAGTATAATTAATTTTATTCGGTAAATAATGTTCAAAAAATTCTTGTGCAATCTTAAATTTTTTTTGTTTTATTAATAATATTAATAAATTACCTGCCCATATCTCTATTTCAATCGCAGTGGTATTTACATTAAAATCATTTTCACAGTTACCAAAAAGATTCAAATACATGTTATATACAATAAGTTCTTCCTTATAAACTGCTGCTAAACCAATTGTTTTACGAAAGTTAAAAAAACTTGCTTTTATACGGTCTGTAACTGTTGAAGTGTTTTTCATCATTTTTTGTAAGTTAAATAAAGTAGTTTCTTCATTTAACCCTAATTCACTCGTGGTAATTGGAATTTTTTCAGAACCATTACAAATTGCTATATTTGCGTTTAATACTGTTACTGGTTCGGTGTTTTGATTTACAAACTTACTTGTTGACCTTACTGTATTCCTAGTTACTTTCATTCTTATATTAAATCCCTAAATAAATTTAATTTAATTAGGAATATTTATAAACCTTTAACTTTTTCTCATTTATTCGATTTTCTCTTTTTCGATTTTCTATTTTTCAAAAATCTAGAATTTCTCTTTTTTGTTTTTTTTTGTTTTTTATTTTTCCTAGTTTTCCCGCCTCTTCTAACACAGTCAATATTAAAACAAAGCCACGCAATCGCATTTCGTGATGCTTTTACTTGATCAGCTTCCGCATTTTCAGGTCTAAACTCTTCAGGAATATCTGGACCATTCGGGTCTAAAAAATAATTTGTTCTATGAATTCCTGGGTCTTCTGGACCAGTTCGATCCCACCTTCTAGTATAATTATCGTATCCACTTCGGATATAACGACTACTTACATAATATTCATGACTTACTTCTTGATATTGACTATATATTTCACCTAATGTTGAATTATCATTGTTTACAACAAAGACAGATAATTCTCCAGTGCTACATTGAGATGGAGTAGTAAAATACACATTTATTATCCCAATTTGTCTAGTTACTTGAGGTACCCAACCCATTGTTACTGTGTTCGCAATATTTCTAGCATTACATACAAAGTCTCTAGGTAATGAACTAACAATATCATTCTGTTGACTCAAAACAAACGCTTTTAATTCACCGAATGTGTTATTTGTACCCAAATTAAAATCGGTATTTAAATATCCTTTATAAATTTGATTATTATAACAAACTACTACTCCTAAAAAAGGAACAGCGCGTTCTTCTTCTGTTTCATAGTCAATAACCTGTTGTAGTCTTCTTTGATGTTCAGGTATTTGAGGTTCTTCTTCTTCTTCTTCTTCAAATTGAGGTTGTTGAAATTGAGGAATTTGTTGAGGCATTTGAAGTTGAGGAATTTGTTGAGGCCATTGGTCTGGACTTATATCAGTTCGACAAATAGGGCATTGATGTGCTGCTGCTTGTTGACCACTATTCATCCATCGATTAATACATTCTTTGTGAAATTCATGTCCACACATACCATTTATTTTTTTTAATATTTTTAATGGTTTTTTTGGGTTTTTACCGTGATCTAATACATCATTACATATTACACAATCTTCTTCTTCTATTACGGGTGGTTTAGGTTGAGGTTCAGGATTATTTTTTATAAATAAAGGTTTTTTTGTAATTTTTTTAGGCATTTTTTTAGACATTCTTATATTAATTCCCTAAATTAATATAAAAAATAAAAATAAATAATATAAAAATATCCAATAACTATTTAAAGATTAAAGACAAAAATCAAGTATAATGTCCAATAAAAACGCACAATCGAATTCAAATGTGTTAACAATTAAAACTGTACAAATTGCGCCTTTTAGAACTCTAATGACTGCTCTAAAAGATATTTTATTAGAAACCAACATTACTTTTCAACCCGACGGAATTCGTATTATTAACATGGACAAATCCCATACTATTTTGGCACATCTCCACTTAGCAGCGCAAAACTTTGAGTTTTACGAGTGTAAAAAGGAGAAAATCATTATTGGTGTCAATATGTTCCATCTTTTCAAGTTAATCAATTCAATTGACAATGACGACACTCTTACCATTTACATCGAAAATGGCGACTATGTTGACGGCATTGTTTCTCATTTGGCGCTCAAATTTGAGAACGGAGAGATTAAACAGTGCAAGACTCAGAAATTGCGTTTGATTGAACCCGACCCCGAAGAATTGGAGTATCCGGATGTGAAGTTTTCGTCTGTTATTAATCTGCCATCTGCCGACTTTCAGAAGATTATTCGCGATCTTTCGTGTATTTCCGACAAGTTGGAAATCAAATCGGTTGGCAATGAACTCATATTCAAGTGTTCGGGTCAATTTGCGTCTGCTGAAATCCACCGTGCGGAATCGGATGGAAGCATGAGCTTTGTTGTTCAGCAAGAAGCGAAAAAGGTTATCCAGGGCGAGTTTTCGCTAAAGAATCTTGGATATTTCATTAAATGCACCAACTTGTGCCCACAAATCGAGGTCTATTTGGAGAACGATTTGCCGCTCGTTGTGAAGTATAATGTTGCGAGTTTGGGCACGATCATGCTCTGCCTTTCGAACCTACCGTCCGCCTAAAAATCCACTTTTAAAAAAGTGGAGCAAAACCACATTTTCCACTTTTCCACATTTAAAAAAAAAATATTTTATAAATCAACTTTTAAAAAAGTTGAGCAAAAAGTTAAGAAAAAATATTTTATAAATTCAAATACAATTTATAAAATAATTAGAAGAGTTTTGCTCCACTTTCTTACGAAGTTGTAAAAAGTGGATTTAGTATTCCGGTGTATGTGCCTTGAATATACACCCTTGGGATGAAATACCTCTAACATCGGTACTGACAACTGCTGAATTTTGTTGAGAACAGTCAGTCATCCAGATTTTAATAATACAAAAGTTTTTCTTAGGAGAAATTGTAATTCCGCAAACATTTGCTACAAATGATAAGTTTTTGCTTACTGATTCACCAGTAATACAAAAACTTAAATCCTTCCACGCTTCAAAAACATTTTTGTTGATTACTTTATAGGAAAAACACCCGCCCTTACGATTCCTCGGGTCCTCCCATGTTGGTTTGATACCTTCGCGCATAAAGAATAGCATACAGTTTTTCACAAGAGTTTCAGGTAAAGTTTCTACTAACGCGATTGTTTCCTCTACAGTTGAAACTGTAAACAAATTAATATAACTATTTACACTCCAATCCGTATCGTGCGGCAAATGGGCCCATAAGGTCCATCTACACGATAAAGAATGGTGAGGTTCACTTTGCTGAATTTCTGTTGCCATTGTAATATGCGGAGTTACCATTTATATTTAAATATTTCAATTTTTTTTTATATTGTTTTTATTTATTATTTATTTATTATTTGATAATAAATAAATTATTTTTTTGATAATTTTATTAATTATTTTATTAAATAATTATTTTTATTTATTAGAAGAATCATCAGATATTACTTCATAATTTTCCAAACCCAAAACAATGTCTTTTGTTGTATCTAAAACAACCTCATTTACATTTTGATCTAATATTTTTATTTTATAGTCAAAACACGATACATCTGAAATGTCTTCATAATTGTAGTATTTTTTCATGAAATAGTTTACAAATGAAGCGTCTATTTTGTTATTTACAATCATAAAATTATAATTGTCGCCTTTAAAGTCAATCTTTGTTACTTTGTCACCAATCTTTATTTCACATAGGATAAAATTGTATTTGGTTTCTTCATATTTAATCGTTTCCGTATCATCAGATAATTTTCGTAAAATAAGTTTGTTATTTTTATTCTCTTTAAAATCACTATAAATAATAAAATTATAATTATCTTTTGAAACCAAATTTGAATTACTTGAAATGTATTCTATTGTATTTTGTTGTTTTCTCTCGAGTTTATCCACAATTTCAGATAGACGCGGATTTGATTTAATAAAAGTAACATATTTATTACTTAAATAAGATCCTAATTTTGTTAATTTAATTTGAACAAAACTAAAATAATATATTAAATTGTATGATGACTCAATAATAAATTTGGTATGTTGTTCGGGATAATTTATTTTGAAGTAATTATCTGCCAAATACAAAAATAACAAAAATTCAAATATTGACCCAAAAAATATCATATTATATATTTTAATTAATATATAATATTTAAACTGTTTGTATATAAATTTATAGTGATTCTTTATTCATGCTTTAAATTTATTCATTCTTTATTCCTCACTGTAAAAAATGGGTTCGCCTTCCTTGAAATATCCAATCTTATCACCTACATTACCATCTGAGTCTAGTTCATAAATGAATCCAGTTTCTTCATTGTTTGTGCAATAAGTTTTATCATCAATTTCAATTTCAAATAACTCTTCTTCTTCTTCTAAGATTGCGACCTCTTCTAAGCTTGCGACATCTTCTAAGCTTGCGACTGTTTCCTCTGCGTCAGATTCTTCATCTTTTGTTTCAGTTTCAACTGATTTATCATCAACAACTTCTTCTTCTTCTACTACTTCTTCTACTAGTACTTCTTCTACTAGTACTTCTTCTTCTTCTACTAGTACTTCTTCTTCTACTAGTACTTCTTCTTCTTCTTCTTCTTCTTCTTCTTCTTCTTCTTCTTCTTCTTCTTCTTCTTCTTCTTCTTCT